AAGATTGCTGAGCAAGGTGCTGCTGTCAACACTGCTACCGCAGGTATCTTTGACCTTGATGTTGATTCTAATGGTCGTTGGTCAGTTGAAAAGTTCAAGGGTCTTCTTTTCCAAATCGAGCGTGATGCTAACGCAATCGCACAAAGAACTCGTAGAGGAAAGGGTAATATGATCCTCTGCTCCGCTGATGTTGCTTCGGCACTCACAATGGCAGGCGTTCTTGATTACACCCCAGCACTCAACGCTAATCTTAACGTTGATGACACCGGTAACACCTTCGCTGGTGTACTTCAAGGCAAGTATCGTGTATATATTGACCCATATGCTGCTAACGTATCTGCTAACCAGTATTACGTTGTAGGTTATAAGGGTTCTTCACCTTATGATGCTGGTCTCTTCTATTGTCCTTATGTTCCTCTCCAAATGGTTCGTGCCGTTGGTGAGAACACCTTCCAACCAAAAATCGGATTCAAGACTCGTTATGGTATGGTTGCTAACCCATTCGCTGAGGGTACTGCTCAGGGTTCTGGTCGTCTTCTTGCTAATGCAAACCGTTACTACCGTCGTGTACGTGTAGACAACTTAATGTGAGTTTCAGTTCACATATTTAATGGAGGGTCCTTCGGGACCCTCTTTTTTTTATGAAAATAAATAATAATAAAAATGACACAATCACCTTGGGCAAAGCAAATATCAAATCGAAATTACTTATCTCCTGTTGGATTTAAGTTTTCGATTACAAAAACACCAAAAGTTGATTTTTTTTCCAACTCTGCAGAAATACCTGGAATTAATCTTGGAGTTGCGATGCAACCAACATATCTCAAAGATATTCCTATTCCTGGTGATAAATTAACTTATGATGATTTTTCTTTAGAGTTTTTTGTAGATGAAAATTTAGAAAATTATCTTCAGGTTCATAATTGGTTGAGAGGTCTTGGATATCCAGAAAGTATTCAAGAATTTATAGACCTAAAAGCAAATGATGAATATTTTCCAAATACATCTTCCAAAAATTCATTCAATGAATACTCTGATGGTACGTTAACAATTTACAATAGCAATTTCAATCCAATTGTCGATGTTCATTTTAAAGGTTTATTTCCTACTAGTTTATCTACAATCAAATTTGATGCAAAATCTACAGATATTAATTATGTAGTCGCAGAGGTCACTTTTAAGTATTCTATATATGATATAATCGTTTTATAGTTATGAATCTTGATGAAATACAATCATTATGGGAAGAGGATTCGAAAATAGATCCCGACAATCTTCATACAGAATCTATTAAAATTCCTTCACTTCACGCAAAATATTATGAGATTTACAATAATATTCTTCTTTTAAAAAAATTAGAAGAAAATAAATTTAAAGTACTCAAAAAAGATAAATGGATGTATTTTTCTGGAAAATCAGAACCAGAAGTTTATAAAGAACATCCATTTGATTATAAAGTTTTAAGACAGGATATAGATAAGTATATGGATGCAGATGAAGAAATTCTTAAATCCATATCTAAGATGGACTACTATCAGACAATGTTAAGCTATTTGGATAGTATTCTTAAAACAATAGTAAATAGAACTTATCAAATTAAAAACTCCATAGAGTTCCTTAAATTTACGGCAGGATATGACTGATATAATTATACAAAAGAAAAACGAAATATACTTAAAGATTGAAGCAGAACCACATATACATCAGGAATTGTCTGAATATTTTACCTTTGAGGTTCCAGGGGCAAAGTTTATGCCTCAATATCGAAGTAAACATTGGGATGGTAAGATACGTTTGTATTCTAATCACAATGGTGAGATATATGTTGGACTTTTAGATAAAATAGTATCATGGGCAAAAAAGGCTGAATATAATATTGAGTTTAAGTATAATAAGTTTTATGGAGATCCATTTGAAGAAAATGAGATGATTTCTCATGAAGGTGTCACGGATTATATGAAAAGTATCTCTAGACACGAACCAAGAGATTATCAAATCAATGCTGTTTATGATGCTTTAAAATATAATCGTAAGTTATTAGTGTCTCCAACTGCTTCTGGTAAATCTTTAATGATTTATTCAATTGTAAGATATTTTACTGAAAGAGATAAAAAAATACTTCTTGTAGTTCCTACCACATCTCTTGTAGAACAGATGTATAAGGACTTTGAGGATTATAGTTGGAATGCCGAAGATTATTGTCATAAAATTTATTCAGGAAAAGAAAAAACTACGGACAAAAATGTAATCATTACGACTTGGCAATCGATCTATAATTTGAATAGAAAATTCTTTGAAGATTTCGATGTAGTCATTGGTGACGAAGCACACCAATTCAAGTCAAAATCGCTTGTAGGCATTATGACGAAGTTAGACAATACAAAGTATCGTTATGGTTTTACAGGCACATTAGACGGGTCACAAACGCACAAATGGGTGCTTGAGGGATTATTCGGTCCTTCTTATAAAGTCACTCAAACAAAAGATTTAATTGAAAAGGGTCATTTATCAAAACTAGACATTAAAGTTCTTCTTTTAAAGCATGATGAACATAAATTCAATGAATATGAAGAAGAAATACAATATTTGATTACTCATGAAAAAAGAAATAACTTTATCAAAAATCTTGTTTTAGATTTAAAAGGTAATAGTTTAGTTCTTTTCAATCGAGTAGAAAGTCACGGACAACCACTTTACGAACTTATAAATAGTTCAGCGTCAAAAGATAGAAAAATATTTTTTGTCTATGGCGGAGTAGATGTAGAAGAAAGAGAAAGAGTACGAGCAATTACTGAAAAAGAAGATAATGCAATTATTGTTGCATCATATGGTACATTCTCTACTGGAATTAACATTAAAAATCTACACAATGTAATTTTTGCTTCTCCATCAAAATCAAGAGTAAGAAATCTTCAGAGTATTGGAAGAGTTCTTCGTAAAGGAAATAACAAAACACAAGCAGTATTATATGATATTGCTGACGATATAACTTATAAATCAAGAAAAAATTACACCCTCAATCACCTTATTGAGAGAATTAAAATTTATAATGAGGAAAAGTTTAATTATGAGATTATACAAATAGATTTCAAGGAAAAGAAATAATGTACGAAGAAGATTTTTACGCAACAATTAAGATGGTATCTGGTGAAGAAGTATTTTCCAAAGTATGTCCTTGTGAAGAAAAAGATAGAATTGTTTTAATACTTGATAATCCAGTTACAATGGAAACAGTTACTATGCGTCAATTAAAAATGACAGCACTTAAAGTAGTTCCTTGGATGAAGCTTACTGATGATACGATGTTTATCGTAGATATGAATAAAATAATTACGATGACAGAAGTAAATGATAAATCTATAATTAAGATTTACAATAAGTATGTCAAAGAAAGAGACAGAGTATCAAATAAATCAGAGTTAAGTCCAAATATGGGATATGTGTCATCTATTGCTGATGCCAGAATATCTTTAGAAAAGCTTTATAAATCTAATAGATAATCCCATTCTTCAAAACCCACAGAGTTATTTTAGTGTGTTTTGAAAAGGTTGTCAAGCACTTGATTGTTATGATATAATAAGAACAAATCAAATTTAAAAAATGAATAAGGTAAAGAAAAATCCACATTATGTAAATAATAAAGATTTTCATGATGCATTAGTTGCATATAATATGAGAATTGATGCTTCGAGAGACATCTACTTTGAGAAATACGATGTTTATCCTCCAGAAAATGGATTTTGGGAAGGAAAACCAAAAATACCAAATTACTTGGGAGAATGTTTTTTAAAGATTGCTACTCACTTATCATATCGTCCAAACTTTGTGAATTATATGTTTCGTGAAGACATGATTTCTGACGGTATTGAGAATTGTGTTCAATATATTCATAGATTTGATATAGAACGTACTAATCCATTTGCTTATTTTACACAAATTGTTTATTATGCTTTTCTTCGTAGAATACAAAAAGAAAAAAGACAAATGGAAATAAAAGAAAAAATCATTGAACGCAGTGGATTTGAAGAAGTATTTACTTCAGATGAAGGTGGAATTAATTCGGATTACAATACAATTAAGGACAACGTACAAATCAAACTTCACCAATGAAACTTGGATTGATTACAGATACTCATTATAACTTCAAGAAAGCAAATAAATCATTTCATGATTATTTTGCGAAGTTTTATAATGATATTTTTTTTCCTAAACTAGAAGAACGAAATATCAAGGCAGTAGTGCATCTTGGTGATGCATTTGATAATCGTAAGGGTGTGGACTATTGGGCACTAGAATGGGCACAGAAGAACGTATACAATCGTTTTCGGGAACTTGGTATTCTTGTTTATAACATTGTAGGAAATCATGATGCTTATCATAAAAACACTAATGATGTAAATGCGATTGATTTATTACTACAAGAATATGAAAATGTAATACCTATTTCAAGTCCAAAAGAATTTTGTATTGATGGATTGGATACTTTGATGCTTCCTTGGATTTGTACAGACAATCGAGGGAAAACAGATGAACTATTGAAAAATACAGAAGCAAAAGTTGTATTTGGGCATTTAGAACTGGCTGGATTTGCTGCTTATCCTGGACACATTCAAGCAGAAGGAATGGATGCAAGTGTGTTCAAAAAATTTGATAAAGTGTATTCTGGGCACTATCATACCAAAAGTGATGATGGTAGAATTCATTATCTTGGAAATCCATATCAAATGTTTTGGAATGATGTAGATGATGTAAGAGGTTTTCATATTTTTGATACTGATACATACGAATTAGAACATTTCAAAAATCCTTATAATATGTTTGAACGGATATATTATGAAGATACTGATTATAAAAAGTTTAATACTTCATATCTTGAAGAAAAAATAGTAAAAGTGGTTGTTCGTCAAAAATCAGACCAATTAAAGTTTGATAAGTTTATTGATAAAATTCTAAAAGCAAATCCACTTGATTTGAAAGTTGTTGAGATTATTGATATAAATGATGGAGAAGTAAATTGCGAAGAAATATCAGCAGAAGATACATTATCCATTTTGGATAAATATGTAGAAGAAGCAGAGTTTGATTTGAATAAGGTGATGATTAAAAAACTACTTCGAGATGTCTATAAAGAAGCATTAGAAATAGAATAATGTACATACTAGCAATCAAAGGAAAAGAAGAAGAAGGTGTTTATTCCGTAACAGATAATGATGGCGAAAAAGCATTATATCTTTTTGAAGAAGAAGATGATGCTGAACGTTATGCCGGATTGCTAGAAGCAGAAGATTATCCTAGAATGTCGGTGGTTGAAGTAGAAGACGAAATCGCAATACGTACCTGTGAGATGTATGGATATCATTATGTTATAATCAATTCAGATGAATTTGTAATACCCCCAAGACAAAATGATTTTATTCAAACGAATAGCCTATCGTAATTTTTTATCGTCAGGTAATACTCCCACTGAAATTAATCTTACGGGAGAAATAACTACTTTAATTATTGGACATAATGGTTCCGGCAAAAGTACGATGCTTGATGCTTTGTGTTTTGCGTTGTTCAATAAAGCATTTCGTAAAATTAATAAATCACAATTAGTTAATTCTACAAATGAAAAAGATTGTTTAGTAGAAGTTGAGTTTAGTGTTGGAAATAAAGAATATAAAGTAATTAGAGCAATTAAACCAAATATTTTTGAAATTTGGATAAATGGAGAATTACAAAATCAAGCCGCAGCAACAGTAGATCAACAGAAACAATTAGAAGATACAATACTGAAACTTAACTATAAATCATTTACACAAATTGTTATACTCGGCAGTGCTTCCTTTGTTCCTTTTATGCAATTATCTACGGCACATCGTCGTGAGGTTGTAGAAGATTTATTGGACATTAAAATCTTTTCTGCGATGAATTCAATTCTTAAAGAAAAGATAAGAAGTTCTAATGAAAAGATTAAGGAGTTTGTTCTATTTGAAAAATCAATTGAAGAAAAGATTTTAATGCAGCAAGAATTTATTGAAGAGTTGGAGAAAAGAGGAAATACTAAAATAGATGCCAATAAGAAAAAAATTACAAACTTAATGAATGAAAATGGCAACTATATTTGCGAAAATACTACACTTGATGAAAGTATATTAAAATTTACTAATGAACAAGAAGAGGTTGTTGGTGCTACTGATAAACTCAAAAAACTTGGTAATCTAAAAGGAAAAATTTCTGAAAAAGTATCTACAATTACTCAAGAACATAAGTTTTTTAGTGAGAATACGGTTTGCCCAACTTGTACTCAAACAATTGATGAAGAGTTTCGTGTAAATAGAATTGCTGATGCTCAAAATAAAGCAAAAGAACTCCAACAGGGATTTCAAGAACTTGAAAATACAATTAAAGAAGAAGAAGAAAGAGAACGTCGATTTATTATACTTTCTAAAGAAATTACAAAACTCAACTATGAGATTTCTCAAAACAATACTCGAATTTCATTTAATCAAAAGCAAATTCAGGAACTTGAATATGAAATTCAAACAATTACCGAACAACTTGAAAATCGAAATACTGAACACGAAAAGTTAGAAAAACTCAAAAAACAACAAAACGATAATTTTAAAAAGAAATCAAAATATAAAGAAACTGTTAGTTATTTTGATTTTGCTCAAGTTTTAATGAAAGATGGAGGAGTAAAAACTAAAATTATTCAAAAGTATCTCCCATTAATGAATCAACAGATTAATAAGTATCTGCAAATGATGGATTTTTATATTAACTTTACACTTGATGAAGAGTTTAAAGAGAATATAAAATCTCCTATTCATGAAGATTTTACATATGAAAGTTTTAGTGAAGGTGAAAAGATGAGAATTAATCTCGCAATTCTTTTTACCTGGAGAGAAATTGCAAGAATGAAAAATTCAATCAATACAAACTTATTGATTTTAGATGAGGTATTTGATAGTTCTCTTGATAATATGGGAACAGATTATTTTACTAAAATTATCAAATATGTCATTAAAGATGCTAATGTATTTGTGATTTCACATAAGACAGATGAATTAATTGATAAGTTTGATAAAGTTATTCGATTTGAAAAAACTAAAGGATTTTCTAAGATGATAACTTGACTTTTTTTCTCATCTTTGTTAGACTAAAAAAAGTAAACTTTGAAAAAATTATGTCCGAAATTCCCGATAAAAAAGAAAATTTTGAAACTGATTATGAAAGTCTTCTTCCTGATGGGTATTGGTTAGGTGTTGATGGTAAAGATGATAAATATTCTACTAAAAATGATACAATTTTGTTTGGAAATGCAATAAATGGAAGTAGAGTTTTTGGTGGAATGAGAGATCAAGAATATTGGGAAGATGATGGGTTTAGTTTGACTGGAAATCCATATGCCTCTCCAGATGTTTTTAATTTCGGGGCACCCGCAGCTGCAGTATCATTTGGAAATAATCACAGTACAACTATTAGTTCTCAGTCATTTAATTTGAATAAAAAAACTCAAGACATCAATTTAACTACTTCGGAAAAGACAAATCAGGATCATTTTTGGAAGTTTGGTGAAGGCGAAACTCTGAAGGCAGTGAATGATTATATTGTAAGTACATATAATGCACATTATGCATCTGAAAAGTCCAAGGTTCAGGTGCTCGATATGATTGATGCAATTGGTGATGGTGTTCCTTTCTGTCGTGATAATCT